TCTGCTCATCGTTGGCGCCAACCTCAGACTCTACAAGACGCTCTTTCTTATCCTGATTAGCATTCTCAATACCCAGAAGCCCCATGCAAACATTCCAGTGTCGAGCACGAACGATATCGATTTTCTCGATAGTGTCGGGATTAATACCCATGTCGAATACCTGAATATTGGCGATACCCTCAATACCACTATTCGTTACTCTGATAGCATTCTGACCTTCATCAACTTGACGGTTGATGTTTTCCATGCTAAGGCGACTATTGGCATCAGTAACAATCACCCGTGGGGTACGGGCGCTATTCGAGTTGATCTCTACAGTTCGGTCAAAGTTCGCCAGTCGGTTAGCGTAGATGCTGACGATATCAACATCAGGCATACGGGCGTAGTTGGCCCAGATTGGTACGCCGGGAAGGTCGTTACCCTTAGGGATAGCTGAGGTTTTGTTAGCTACGATAGTAGCGTTATACAACCCCTTACTGTAACCATTACCGATAGCCCTGAGAGTAAGAGGGTTGTTAGTCATGTTGATCTGACCAATAGACCCTAGCTGGAGAGCGAAGTACTTTTCATACTGAGGGTCATGGTGAAAGACGGCGGCACCCTGACGAAACAGTGTCGTCTCTAACCATCTAACGTCAATCTCTGGCGGCATCCCTGACCAATTGAACCTGTTCGTTGCAAGCTCATATAGTACACGCCAATACATGCGTTCAATCATGCCTTCGCGGTTTACCGCTGCGTTAGCCCGGTAACCATAGCCGCCCAGGTGTGTTGCATACAGTTCGTCAGCGCCGTTAGTTTTCTTACTCATAGTGTGATGCCTCCCAGGGGCGCGTTATCTGCAATGTCGATGTTTCCGATATCGGCCGGATTGGCCCAGACCGTTACGCCCTTTTCAAAGATGCCACGGATGATCTGTTTGAAACTCTCCGGCATCATAGAGCTACTGATGTACGTTTCCGTCAGCTTCCAATACGTGAATTTGCTCATTGCCATTAGGGACGCGGGAAGCCTAGAGAACTTATGCACAGCATACCCGTAACGCAGCCAGTATTCGCCTACAATCGTCATATTGGCATAATCCAACATCTTGATACGCATCGAAATAACCGAGTTGTTATTGATCAGGTTCAGGGACTCTCCGCCAACCTGACCACTAGTTGTCGGCTGAATAAGCTTAGCGTCCTGAACCTTAGAGTTGATACCGGCGATAGTGTTTTCGTAATCGCCACGTGCAGACCAGTCAGCAAGTCCCCTGTTAGTGTCCCTCAGATAACCCTGATTGCCAACCTGAGCATTGTTAGACGCCCTAGCGGCATTGTTACTAACCGCTGTGCTGGCGCTACGCTGGCCCACGTCCAGGGCGTTACCGATCAGACCAACAGCGCCAGAAGCTAGACCGCCAACAGCGCCCGCTGCCGCGCCCGCTCCGCCTCCACTCGATGCCCCATTGACGGCACCCATAGCGGTACCGCTGATACCACCCATGATGGCGTGAGCGGTACTCAAGTCATTCTGTAGCATGGTCTGAGCGCTGTTCGCCCGCGTACCGATTCCGGTAAGCTGATTCGCCAACTCCATACCGTGCGACGCTTGCAGATACGACATTTCGTTACCGCGTAGTGCTCGCTGTTGCGACCAGTCCGCCGACGAATTTTGAAACGCGATACCGTGTGCGTTCGCAGCAAGATAGCTGATAGCGCCGTTATTGACTACAGCGAATGACGGAAAGTTATTCATCTGCGTAGCAAGCTCGATGTACTCTCCGTAATCGTCGCCACCCGTGATCCAGGACGGGGCGCCAGGAATCAGGTTATCGGTAGTGCTCCCCGGTGTCGCATTGTACTTATACGGGCTGATAGTAACACGCTGATTAGGAGGTACAGGGGCGAAACGCTCCAGTACTTTAGCGTCAGGGTCGGCCCATGACTCAGGCTTAAGAATGATCGGCGTACCAGTGAACATGGTGAGTTCGATGACCATATAAGGGAACGTGAAAAGTTTCTTCAGGTTACGGTAGCGCGCTGTGATGTGATTAACTACAGCCGGGTCATTACGCCAATCCTCATACATGTTATACATGATGTTAGTAAGTGCAACCTGAGGCGCCTCCGTAGGAATGCCGTCACCTGCAAAGGTGAATGACGGAAGATAGCGCTTGATAGGCGGGATAGCCGTAACCGACATAATACCCTGAGTAACCCACGGCGAATCTTGCATGGTAGTCAGGTAGTTACTGAAGCTGTTAGCCGAATCAAACACGTAGTAAGAGGCGCCAGAAGGCAGGTTGAAAAAGTTGCCACCCTTAGCGCTCACTAGAACAGGGTCGGCGGCTGTACCAGGAGCGGCGCCCAGGTCAACCGACGAACAGACCAACACGTTTAACTGATGGTCATGAAAAATGGTTTCTTCAGCGGTAAGATCATAAGCCATGATCGGGCGCGATTGCTTCGTCACAACCTGATACTCGCTACCCGTATCAATACCCTCAGGTACCGTCAGATAGTCGCGACCATAGTTGTTAAATGCGTTAGCGTTAGCGATACCAATATGACCGCGCTCAATATAGCAGTTACCGAACGTTGCATCGAATCCGAATGTCTGCCACACGTCAAGCTGGAGAGTAAACCGCGTAGTGCTCGGAGCCACATACTCAACATTCGTGATGAAGTAGTAGTAGTCCTTGGCAACGTCTCCGCTGATAGGCTGAAGGGGATTAGACGCCCTAAGATAGTTGTATTTGTATGCAGCATTGAACGGGATTTCAAGGCTAATAGGCTGATTAGGTTTCAGGTATGAAACGTTATTGACGACGATACCGGAAGTCTCCAGACCGTCAATGTATGCGTTAAGCGCTGCACGGTTAGCGAACTTTACAATGTCCCGGTAATCGTTATTCCACGGAACATTGCAAATAGTAACCTGTGTGTTTTTAGACCATGCTGCATAGTTAAAGTCAAGGCCGAAGTCGTATACATTCGGCGGGCTATCGATTGCTGACGTCATGACACTCCATTAGATAAGGGTAGCGGGGCTGTCCCTCTAGTGAACAGCCCCGCTATTGATCCTACAGGCTTAGGCGGTAAAGACCAGAGCCCAACTTGCAGTTGCTCCAGCGGCCAGTTCATAGCCAGCCTTCGCAACAGCGGTAATCGTCTTATTGGCGGTAAGGGTGATGGTCTGGCCGCTAACGACCGTTGCACCGTCCTTATAGTCGACACCCTTGACGGTAGGAATCTTAACCTTATTCTTGTTAGCTCCAGAAGTCGGAGCCGCCGGTACAGCATCCGGGGTAACTTCCAGAAGACCATCGTTATCCGAATCCGGGATAACTTCAGGGTCCGGCCAAAGCTGCAGAAGATCACCCGTAACAGTCGGCGTAAGAGTCACGCTGATCTGCTGAGCGTCATCAGCAATCGAACCGCTATCGGGAGTGTCAACAGCGATAACGGTAATCGTAAGCTGCTCGCTTGCCTCATCCGGTCCGACATGCAGCACGCCGGTCTGAAGGATAAACGTACGCGGAGACTGTGCGCCGGTAAGTTCATAACGAACGGCATCGTTAGCTCCGCCAACAGGCGTAGTATCTGCGTAGCTGTTGATCTGGAACAGTTCGCCACGCTTGACGGTGGCAACCGTGGCGCCGCTAGCATCCGTGATCGTAGGCGTAACAACCGAGGTAACGGGCGTGTTATCAAGGTTGATCACAGTACCGGCTCCAGTCGTAAACAGGACGGCAGGCACGAAGCGGCTAGCGCTGATCACCTGATGGTGATGCAGGAAATAGTTCGTGTGCAGCCCAACAGGGTTGATAGCGCTAGTCGTCTCAAGTCGGCTATCCGCGACCACGAAAAAGTCTTTCGTAGACAGGAGAGCCTGTCCACCCTGAATGAAGTTCTCACGCGGGATGATCGTCGTACGCCCAGGAAGTTCAGCCTTACCAATATTGAACGCAGCCGCAAGCGCCTCAACATCAAGCGCTGCATTCGCCTCGGGCGTGATGAAGAGTTCGAGTTCGTCAGGCTGTGCAGCTACCGGCATACCCGAAGCATTGTAGTACGTGCTGATGAACGGGAGCGTAGACGCCATAGCACGAATGCTACGAAGCGTCGCCTTAGCGTCATCAGCCGAGGAGCCAGTTGAGGCAACGTCCGGAGTGTTGACGTAGAAGAATCCGCCAGCCCGGTCATACTCGCCAAACAGCGAGCACATAAGGCTGAACTCATCCCAGTTGTCGGAAGTCTGCGGAGCTTCCATAAGCTGGCTGATAAATCCCGAAAGACCCATGTCGTCAAGGAATGCACGACGCAGGAGAGTTTCGTTTACAGTCAGCTTGTAGAAATCCTGACGATTGATCTTATGGAACGAGGACTGAACATCAGGCTTCTCCTGACCGAAGATATCCTTTTCCAGATAGTCACGGTCGGTGTCGTAACGCTTCGCAGTCAGAAGGCCGACGTTGACTTCCTCGATGGTATCGCCAAACGTGAGCATTCCGCGCTTGAATTTTCCCAGGGGGTTATTCCACGAATTGAACCGGTAAATCTCCATACCGATACGGTTGACGAGTGAGTCAATGAACTCATTACGCGAGGGCGACCAATCCAGCATGTTCTGGATAACGTCCTGAACGTTAGCCTTCGTGGCGTCCGGTACGCGCCGCTGATAATCAATCGTAGCATCCTTACGGATAGCGTTAAGAATGTTGATGTTGTTAGTAGGCTTAAAGGGCCTAATGGTGTCAATGCTACTCATGGGCTAGTCTTCCTCTCCGAAAAGATCATCAATATCGAAAGACTCATCAACGCCAGTATCGGCCGCGATTTCCTCATTCGGTGTTGCTCCGATCTGCATAAGCAAATCGTAGTTGTGTGCCTTAGCTGCACTATCCTGTGTGCCCAGGTCAGCGATAGCCGAGTCACGCTCTGCAATGATACCGGTCAACTCAGCAATCTTCGCTTCGTATGCGGCTGTGTCGGGAACTTCAGGCGTGGCTTCCTCTTCCACTACCGGCTCCGTGCCTTCCTCTTCTGGCGGCATTATGTACCTCTCTTTAGTAGTTGCGCTCTAGGTATGTGAAAGAGGCCCGATACATGATAGTACCGGGCCTCTTCCTCTTATCGGAGCATCCGCCAAACGTTCGGCAGGTTGCGACCTCATGCTAACACGACCACCACTCAAGGTGTGCGAAACGCCGTAGACCGAACAGAATAAGGCGTTATGTCGGTTAGTCCGAGCCGTTCAGAATCGAACCCCCACGATAAGCGTGTTACCGCTTCTTAGCGGAAGTCTCCTCAACAGGCGCCTCAGCCTCAGGCGTGGTCTCGCCCTCATCAGCCTTCGAGCGCGGGCCGACAACCTTACCGGCCTTAGCGTTCAGCTTCGTAAGCACGAACACCAGGGTGACCTGTGCCGCGTCGCCTTCGCCGGTAATGGTTTCGCCAACCAGGCGGGCAGTCTTGCCAACCTCATTCGCAGCCTTACCGAACTTATTACGGGCGGACACCTTGGACTTAAGGTCTACCGTGATGCTACCGGCCTTACCCTCTCCGGCTTCGAGCAACTGCTTGACGTCTTCCGTGTAAGGGTTGACGGCGGTAACGGGGGTGTAG